ATGTTTGTTCTATTAAGTAAAATCCAATTTTTAAATAAGTTATCAGGAATATTTCCATCACCCAGAAAATTACAATTTCCATCTAATATATTCATTCCATCATTTGAAAGAATATTATATTGTCTTACTACATATCCATGCTGCAATATCATTTCAAAATCTATAGAAATTTCATTAATAAAATTTACACTACCTATTGCATTAACAGACGTTAAAGTAGTTAAGATATCTTCAGACACAAATTCTTTCTTTTTTTCACTATTAAATTCATAATTTTGTCTTTCATCAGTAACTACAATTGCAGGTTCAGCGTCAAATTCTACAGAAGCTATTATATATTGTCCGCTTGCTAATATTGGTTTAGTTGGACTTTCAATTACTTCTAATTTATAATAATCATATTCATAAATTAATTTATTTTCTTCTAGCGGTTGAAATCCTGGAGTGAAAGTGCCAAAGACGGAATATTTTAGATTACTTTCGTTTGAGAAATTACCTGCTAATATTGCTTGAGTGTCTGAAATAACTTTAACAACTTCATATTCTTGGGTATTTAGAACAGAAGAATTGAATTTAACCTTAGTTGGGAAATTGAATTGTCCTCTTAATACTTTAGTGAATTCTGTATTCACTCCAGAAAGAGTACCATCTAAACTTATCGAAATTTCTCCTTTTTCGTAATTAGTTATATCTCTTGATATTATTAACCATTTCTTTATTCCATTATTAATGAATTGCATTTCAATCTGTTCATCTAGAACAATAGCTTCTAATTCTTCATTAAACGCTAATCCTGGATTAATAATAATAGAGTCTATTGTATTAGGTTTAACCTCAACTTTAAAACTATTATCATCAGACAATACAATTCCGCCTGAACTAATGATTACTTTCATCAGTTTCTTATATCCTTCATCTTTTAGAAATTTAATAAATCTATTTAATTCATTAACTTCTAAAAACAAATTTTCCGTAATTTTTAATTTTGACATATTATAAATATATTATTTTATTAACGCTATTATATGGTAGTAAGTACTTTTCAATTATATTTGTTATTTCCTCTTTTGTTTGTATATTATTATTATTCTTTATATAAATATAGTTGAAATTCGGACATTGAATGAAACAAAGACTATTAGATTCTATATTTCCATTTCTTAAAGGTAAAATATTTCTACCTCTAACTAAAGGTCTTATTTTATAATCCCAAATTTTTACTTTTGAATTAATCCCTTCTATTTTTATATAAGGTAAAATATTTTTAACAAAAGAATTATTGAAATATAAATTAGTTCCAATTCCTAGATTAGTAATATCTTCATCAACGTTAGCAGTAGAATAAGCGTGAATAATACCTCTTGCAAAATACCATTGATTCCCTGTAAATAAATTTAATTCTTTTTCAAAAAAAGTATCATTGATAACATCACCATTAGGTGTTATAAAAGCATTATTAATTACTTTTCCATTAACATCAAAACCTTCTATTCCAAATTTAATATTAGCACTATCTACTTCTTCGATATAAAATGCAAAAGTTATTTCATAACTCATTTTACTATCAACATTGAATAATTGTTTAGGTTCTTGGCTTCTATCAATTCTACCAATAGAAGCTATTCCATTTCCTATCAAAAAATTTAAAACTCTTTTTTCTTCAAAATCTTCTAAATCTATAATAGCATCATCTTGAGTTTCATTGAAAATTTCATCTTTTTCAATGAAATCTTTTTCATTAAAACCAGTTTTATTTAGCATTTTACTTTGTGATGTTCCCCTATATGAAGGAGAAGAATTTCCTATACACCAACCTAACGAGTTAATTGGTAAACTTTCATATAATAATTCATCGCCTCTTTTGTTGTTCAATAACCTAATAATTTCACCATCGATAGCCATAGTATTACCTGAAGAAAGTTTATCACCTTTTCTTTTTAAAACTAATATTGTTCCTCTTCTTCTAACTTCATCAAATAAATTTTGGGATAAATATTGTAAATCCTCCAAAGAAGTTTCATTTTCGTTAAAATAAATACCATATTGTCTTACGTGTTCTAACATTAATTGATAATCATCATTAAAGTCTTCATATCTTTTTAAAAAACAAATGAGTAAACTATAGAATCTGGCAATTGAAAAAGTTAAATCTATAAAATCTCTATCTTCTTTTTCATCATTATTTTCACCTCTTGTTATATATTTTGGAATAATTCCAGGAAAATATAATTTCTTAAATAAATTAAATTCTATTTTTTTTAAACAACTTTTACTAAATAAATTTCTAAAAATACTATTAAATAAAGTAGGAGCGATAAATTCTATATTCTGTATATCACCTATAAATTCTATATCTATAAATTCTATTTCGCCAGTTGAATCAATACCTTTTCTAACATATTTAATCTCTATAATTAAAGAATTTTCGGTAATAATATCACTTATTGCCGATAAATTATTATTATTCAAAACTATCCAATCGCTCCAGAATAAACCATTAGAATTACTGAATCTAAAATATTTATCTAAATATCTATTAGATGTAATTCCTACAATATTTTCTATAAAACTTGTAAAAATAACCTTACCAATAATCTTAGGTTCTATTGTTACTATAAGAGCATCATCTATGTTATATAATTTATTATCCATTATATTCTAAATTTTCTTTTGTTTTAACATATCTATTGACGTCATCCGTTGTTTCATCTACTTCAATAATCAAATTCCCATTTTCATCTATACTTCCGACTTTATCAGTTACATAAGATAAAAGTAATTCCCCCTCTTTTCCTTTTTCATTATCTATAATTTTAGATTCTGTTAAAACCTGAGATTTAAAAATATTAGGAGTAGTCGTGCCGTCTATATTCATATCTGAAACGCTTTTAATTGAAAAAGTTCCGTCAGATTTTATTTCTGATATTGTTTTTACACTTACTTTAGTTTCCATAATTTATACATTTGCTAATACAGAACTTTGATAAGAATAATCTGGAGAATTAGGATAATAAAATTCTGAAATAACGCCGTTATTGTCTTCTATTATATTTCCATCTAAATCTCTAATAATAAAACCTCTAACTCTTGGTAATTTATATTCAGAAATATTAATATCTGCTCTTGGTAGAAAATAATTATCTGGAACATATCTAACGCCATCAACTTGTCTAACTGCAAATAATATATTTTCCCATTCTACTTTATCACCAAATTTCCAAAAACGGTAATCAAATAATTTAGAAATCTGAATTTGAATTTCTTTTCTTACTCTATCAAAATCATAGCTCTGGTCTATTTTTACTCTAAAATCTACATCTACTAAAACCCAATCTACATTTTTTAAATTTAAACTAAAATCATTATTATTTCTCAACAATTCTGTGATAGTTAAGAACTCTTCAGAATAACTTAACATTTCATTAAATTCATCTTGAGTGAAATCTTGACCATTTACCGACACAACAATCAGATTAAGTTTTCCCGTATTATCTATACCGCCTTTATATACTTTTAAAACATTATTATTTACTTTCATAAATAATTGTTCTAAATAAGCGATAGTATTTCTCGATAATTGATTAATATTATCTTTTATTCTTTGTCTAAATAAAGCGTCATCTTCTTCGTCTCTACCGCCGTCAGCTCTATATTCATTAGTGCAAGAAAGGTGTCCTTGAATATTATTCGCGATTTTATTAATTGTTAATGGTTCTACGTTAGATTTTATTCCTTCCTGAATACTTCTAACCTTAGCATATGCAAATCCGTTATTATCCACTGTAACATCGTTTTCTAGAATAAAATTTATTCCCGTTGTAGAAGTGAAAACTGTATCTCTTAAATAAAATGTTCCTGGGTCTGCAATTAATCTTAAATAAGTTGTACTTGAAGTTGAACCAAATCTTGGCGATATACCTCTTATTTTTGCAAGATTATCTAAATATTTACCATAAGCCGTATCAGGAAATAAATGTCCTTCTATCACAGATTGATTAACTAAACATTTTTGTCCTATTTTTGCAACTCCAAAAGCAATTCCATTTAAAACCGAATCATTACCTACATCATTCACTTTATCTGTCTTATTCAAGAAAATTTCCAAAAATATTTGTTTCAATTCTTGTATAGAAGTTATTTTCGTTATCATATTTTTATCGTTTTTTCTGTTTTATAATCATATTTTGTTTTTATGTCTATTTTTAGAAATAAATCACCATTTTCGAAATTAAAATCATTAACGACCGCTTTTTCGAATAAGTCATTTTGCAAAAAATTATTCTGAATATCATTCACTAATTCGGGATAAGCAAATTGAGAAGCGGTTACACCTTTAAATAAATTAATATTTTTACCAAATAAAATATTTTCTGGAATATCCCCTCTATTTAATTCTAATAGAATATCACATTTTTGTTCTATATTGTTTTTATATTCTATTGTCGAAATATCGTTATCTTCAAATACTATTTTTCTATAAATATCTTTACCATAAACTCTTTCTCCAATAGGCATATCTAAAATTGTATTAACAACTACATCATTTGTATTGTTAATCATTACATTTATTTGAGATATCTTATCTATTTCCCAATCAAATTCGTTTAAATCGTTAGATAACATTAAATCTATCCAACTAATATTTTCTCCTACACTACTCTTAATAGAGTCAGCTACATCTTCTGCTGTCCTGAAACCACCAATTGATGAAGTTATTTGAATATATGGTTTATACCCTCTTTTTGTTAAAGACGTTCTTCTATATTTTGGTAATTTATTTATTTTTTCAATAATATCATTTAATTCTAAAACATAATCCATTAATTCCCAATATCCACAATTCGAAAATTTATTAGCAAAATTACTAAATTGAATTAATACGTCTTTACAATCGTTTGTCAGTTTTTTTAAATCATTTAGATGATTATTTTCAACGATGTGAGTTTTACCAGAAAAATAATTATCTATTGCTGGATAAGAATTCATCATAAAATTTCTATACCTCGTTAAAAATTCAACTAAGGGATATTTTGTTACTTGTTCGAATTCTAATATTATTTTTTCCATTATATTATCTTTTTATCCATCTTGGTTATATTTTTTAATAAAGCTCCTAATGAATCTACTACAGCTTTAGAAGCAACTGAACCAATGAATTTTTGATTTTCACTTTCTATCTTTTTCACAGCTTCTGCTGGAGCAACCGCTTTCATTTCTAAATTATAATACCAAAGAACGTTATTTTCTATATTTTGAGAAAAAGAACTTTGCATAACTTCAACAATATAATGAGTATTAAAAGCGTAATTATTGAATATCAATATACAAGGATTTGAATTTTCATCTAATTTAGTAGATTCATCTATTATTTTCTCCATCATTTTCATCATACCATAACCAGTCTTGACAATCAAAGAATCATTACCAAATTTAATACCTATATTTCCAGCAAAAAATTTACTTTTTGAAACACTATCTTCTATTTCTTTAGAACCTGATAATATTTTAAATTTTCTTCCAAAAGTACCTTGTATAGAAATATCTATTGGAACAAAAGTACTATTGAATAATGTAGCAATTCCTTTGTTTGTTTTAGTTATTGAAGCAATAATCGGTTTACTTTGAACTATGCTATTCGGCATTATAGGAAACATCATAAACGCTTTTGTTTCTCCACTGCTATCTAATAATTCAAATGAACACATGTAATATTCAAAATTATCTGGAGCAATAGAATGCAACCCAGCCTTACCAACCTTTAATAAAAAATTCTGAGTAAAATCATTAATTGAAGCGTCCATATTTCATATATTTTTTTCTTTTTATAGCTGTTTATTGTTAATTTATTCTAAGTTTGATTTTTTACTTTTTATTTTACTGAGTTTATTTTGTATATTCAAAAAAGATAAAGAGTTAATAGGAGTTGAAGTAATTCCAGACGGAGAAGTAAATGTCATTTTCTGTATTTCACTTAAAACGTCTCTCAATAAATCAACTAATGTATCTCCTAAAACCATAGGTTCTTTCCCACCATTATGATTAATTTTTTCACTGATAATATTTATTTCGCCGTCCTTACAATTTATCTCATTTTCAAATTCATCTTTGTAAATAAAACCTTTTCCAAGCTCGTAAGATATTGCAGTTTTTGTTTCACCCTCTTCAGTAATTTCAATTTCAACTTTTTTATTTGTTTCAATTTTAATTTTATTATCTGAAACGATATTAATCTCATTATCACAATTTATATTTAAAATTGATTTTTGATTTTTAGAATTTATTTTAATATTAAAATTAGCAGGTGTAATTTCATCACTTAATAGAATAATATCTATACAAGATTCATCACCATCTGCAAATATTTCTATAGCTTTAGTTTTTTCTACATTATTACGTTTTATTCTAAATTGATTTTCCGCTAGATTATAATATTCGTCTTGCTTTCTTAAAGAAGCGATAATCACAGGTAATTGAGAAATAGCGTCTCTAACCCAAACAACCGCCGTACCACGATTTCTTTCATCAGTAGGAAATGAAATATTTTGCATTACATTTACGTCAGTATGAACACCACTAAAAAATCCATATCCTTTGCCTCCATTTATCGTTAAAGTATTAGTTCTATAACAATCATTTATGTATTCTTCCCTATCAACGTCTGTAGGTACTACGACAAAACCTACTCCAGCACTACCAATTCCTGTATCTATATTTTTAATCCCTAATTCGTCTTCCATAATATTAAATTTTATTTATTTTCAACATTTACAATTGGCGCATTTGAATAAGCGACTTGCTGTTTAGTTAAGAAGAATCCAAAAGAATCCAAATTTACTTTCCATTTCGAAATAATTTTTTCCCAATTATCCGAATTAATTTTATTAATGTCAAAATCTTTACCAAAATCTATAATATTGAAATAACTATATATTTTCCCGTCATCTTCTACGCCATAAATGAAATCAGGATACATTCCTTTAGAAACATTCAAAGTAGTAGTTCTATTAACATTTCCAAATCCAATATCATAATTATTAATAACAGAATCAACGTGAAAAATTTCTCCAGTGGTGTACATTATTAAGGTTCCTCTTTTAATTCTTCTATCTCCTAAGATAGTTATCGTGCCTCTCCTTGTGAATGGATTATATGCATTACTTTCTATTAAATACTTGAAATCTATTATAGCATTCTTTAATACCCTATTAGCATTCTCTTTATCTTCTTTTTTATTTTTTGAATTATATATTCCTGAATATACAAAATGAAAATAATTACTTTCAACCGCTAATGGTTTACTTCCCCATATAGAAGCATATTCAGGAAAAAATACAGCGGGAACTATTTGTTGTATTTCATTTATACCTAATAAATCCGCATAAGGAATATATTGATACCAAGAGTATATCCCTTGATTATTCCAAGTCAAATCGGAACTTATAATATTTTTAGGATTTATTTGTATAGTCGTTAATTCTATCATTTTTAGCATACTTTCTTTATCAAATGGAGGTTTTCTCACATACCAATAATATTGATTTCCAAAAGTATCTCCCGAAAATTCAACTAAAGGTTCTTGACAAACTTTTCTAAAAAAATTAAGCAATGAACCTTGTAATGTTGAAATACCTGAATCTAAGACTTGCTTATTTTCTACAGAACTATCAATAACAAGTTTCACTATTTGCCATATACCAGGAGCCAATTTTTCTTTAGCTTCTGTATTACTTTCTTTTTTCTTTTTAACGACATATTCAGTAGCATTTTGAACTGTAATATCAGCCTTAATAGAATATTCTTTATTTGTTTGAGATACTACATGTTTTCTTCCGAAAGTCAACCAAGTATCATCACCCCAATGTAAAAATTTTCCTGTCTTACTTGATTTCAAAGTATGTCTCGCTAAAAACCAACGTTTCGGGTCTAAATGTTTTGCACCATAATCTCTTATTTCAAGATGAAGATGAGGTCCCGTTGAACGCCCACAATTAGGGTCTTTAGTATCACCACCAGTCGTGCCTATTTTTTTTCCTTCTAAAACATTTTTCCCTATTTGAATATCAGCTTCTGTACTATGAAGATGCATAAAATAAATATCTATAAAAGAACTATCATTACACCAACTCCTTAAACATATATATAATCCTGCTCCATTTTTTTGGACTTTACGTTCTATAATCTTTCCGGATAATGGGGCATATAAAGCAGTTCCTTGTGAAATACCTATGTCTATTCCATTATGAGATTCTATTTCACCTCTATTATTTTTTCTTTTTCCAAAATCGCTTGTTATTAATAAAGTATCTAAACCTCCTACAAAACCTTTTTTAAATGTTTTAAATTCATCCATAATTATTTATTCTTTTTTGGCTGCAATTCTATATAATTAGTTCTATCATCACCCCAAGAATCAAAAATATTACCAGGAACAACTTCTATGTTAGTCAATTGAGAAATAACGCCTTTCAAAATAAAACCAATATCCATATTTAATCTATTAGCAAACACATCAATTTCTCCTGAAATAATTCTTAATCTATTCATTGGATTTACGTTTCCTCCTATTTCTACTACATCTCTGGAATCTCCTCTTTTACCATAATCTTCATTAAGAAAAATATTAGTGGAATTTGAACTTACTGAAGAATTAAAGAAAAATGAACCATCTTCTATTAACATTTTCATCAAATCTCTTCCAGAAACTTCGACATATCCTTCGCCTTGAGCGTTAGTCGTAACTTTAACATCATCAACAAGAGCAATCATATCAAAAACTCCTTCAGAAATTTTAGTTTTAATGTCAAAACTATCTAAAATATTAAAATCAGGGTTTGCTCTTAATTTTTCCATTTTTAATCTTTCAAAAGAAATAAAAAGTAAATCATTTGAAGAAATTAACCATTCAAAAAAATTAAAATTTGATTCATTAACTTCTGCTTTTGAATAATATTCGTCTTTATTAAAACTATAAAAAGAAGAACTATATTTCTCAAAATGATATTTTCTACCTGATTCTTCTAAATTTTTAACATTCTTCATAATCGTTTGATGAGTATTTACTGATATTATAGGTAATTTCATTGTAAAACTTCCACCATTATCAGTAACAGAAGTGGATAAAGAAATAATATATTTACTTAAATCTGAAAATTCCGTTTCCTTTGGCGTTAATACATTTATTCCATTTTTATTTTTTGCTAACCAATAAGAACTCTTAAACCAACCAAAAACTTGACAATCTACTTCTTTTTTAGAAGTATTATCATCAATTATATATCCTTCATCTTGTAAAATACTTTGTATTTTTTCATTAGCAAACGCATAAAAATCATTTGTATCTACTTGTGCATTTATTTGACTAATAGCTAATTCTGCTGTAATCTTATCGGAATAAACCTTTAAAATACATGGAGATGGTAATATTGTTTTTAATGTTATATCAGAACCGCTTTTTGGATATTTACCATTAACTTCTTTTTCTTTCTTTTTATCAGAATTAGACATTTGTTCAAAAATAAAATCCTTATTTAATTCTAATAAATCTTTAGGTTCTATATTGACAATATAATTCCTTTCAATGAAATCGGAGATATTTTTCCCTTCTTCTCTATGGTGTAAAAATATAAAATCGTTTTTAGCCATTATTTTCGTCCTCCTCCTAATGGGTTATTTGGCGTAGGATTTCCCGCTAAACCTAATAACGTTGAAATTAATTTATCTATTTTATTCATTAAATCAGTACTACCTTTAGTCCATTGAGTCATAAATTCCGTTGATTGAGTAGCATAAGAATTTTTTGCGGTTGCAGCCCATTCATTTATCGCCCCTTGATTATTCATTGTACCGCTTAAGTAATTCCCTGCTTCATTGCCTCCTGTAAATTGATTAATGTATTTTTCTAATCTATCTGGTGGAATATTAGGAAATAATTTTTTCAAATTAAAATAGCCAATTTTAGAATCCATTCCACCATATTGAGTTACCATTCTTTCAATTACAGCTTGTATAATTTTACCTTCATTTTTAGGATTCCTTGTAGCTCTATCAATTAAATCTAATCTTGAAGAATCTTCTTTAGAATAATTTTCACCATTTTCATCAACTAAATTAGGCATTATACCAGCGACAGTAGAATTAATTAATATTTTCATCCTATCATTAATAGGATTCTGTATCATATCTTGAAAAGATTGTATATCACTTCCAACTCTTGAGTCTTGAGTTATACCTTTTACAGAAGAAAAAGCAGCTAATAATTGATTTGTAACGTCATAATTAGGTTTATCAGCTCTTCCCATATAAGAACCCATTATCTGTTGTTGGATATCATATTTCTCTTGAACTCTAGTGAAGTCATTCATATTAACGCCTGAACCCTCTATATTATCAAGAATCGTTACCATCCTCATTAATGCGTCAGTAACATTTACGCCGTATCTATCATATTTTCCACCCTCTTGTAGAGAACCAGAAGTTAAAGATAAGTTTCTTTCTAAACCTACTTGTCTTAAAGTTTCACCACTCCAATCGTCTGCAGTTCCTCTTGCTTTAGTACGTTTTGCAGCTTCAGTAGCAAATTCTTCAGTAGTATATCCAAATTCAGCAATATTATATCCTGCTCCTATATTTATGTTAGGAATCATTCCATTCAAATATTCTGAAGCTTCAGCTCCTTTTAACCCAGATGTAGAACGTAATGCAGCAAGAGGAGCCATACCTTCATAAATATCACTTTCTTTTATCGCTAATTTAGCAGCACCTGCTGCTAAACCTACTACTCCTAAGAATCTCATTGCAGCTTGCAGACCCATTCCTGAAAGTCCAGCAATAGCAGAACCGCCCCCCATTATAGTTCCTCCAATATTACCGCTTTGCATACCCTCGAACATCCCCATTAACCCTTGAGAACCTTGAAGCATTGAATCATAATAAGGTTTACCCTGAACTTGACCACCACCGCTTAATGCTTTCCTTAATTCTTCATTTACACCTGATAAACGTTTTCCGGCATCTAACGCCCCCTCTTGAGTTTCTGCAGCATCACGTTCTTGCATCAACTGTTTTTGTTGAAGTCTTAATTTTCCTATATAAGAATCAGAATTTCCACCAGATTCAGATTGTCTATTAAAATATTCTGTAAGTTCTTTTATAGCAGTTGTTAGTTCTTCTTCAGCCTTATTTTTTTCACTTCTTTCGTCTATATTAAGTTGTTCTTCTTCTTCGTCGTATTTGCTACCTACTTTCTTATATTCTAATTCTGTTTGTTGGTCAATTTGTTGGTCAAGAATAGTACGATAAAAAGGGTCGTTTGCTTTATCACCTAAATTTGCTAATCCAGATGTTCTCCTTTCCCCCATCCGCTTATCAATATCATCATACTCCTCTCCCATTCTTCTACGCATATCTTCCCTGCGTACATTATAACGTTCTGTTATAGCTTCATTGACAACGCCTTTCTGAGATTGACCATATTGATTAATTACCTGAGTCATAGAATTAGAACCAGGAGCCATTAAAACGCCCCTTTGTTGCATTTCTTTACGAACGTCTTCAATCATTCTATTGTTATCTGGAATAGTGCTTCTCCTTTGATGATTTGAAGAATCTATACCCATAGAATCGTCTTTAGGTATTCTATGACCTAAATCGATACCTCTTAATTCATTTTCTAATTGAGAAGCGTTTCCTCTAATATTTACAGTTACATCTGGCATATTCTAAAATTGTGTTAAATCCATTTCATCATAATCTTTATCAATTTCTTCTTGAGTTAATTTAACTTCTGAACCCTCAACATTTAATCCTAAATCTTCATTTTCTTCTTTATCATCTTCATTAAGATACTTATTAAATAAGACTTCTTCTTTATATTCTATAAACATATCAATGAAATTCATTTCTCTATGTTGAGGAGAACCAAAAGCTATATTATATTTTTTTCTCCACCAATAATCAAATGTAAACTTATGCCAATTTATTAAAAAATGATTAACTTTTTCATTAGTATTATTATCTCTTATCAGTTTCGTTTCCATTTGAATAAAGTTCTTTTAATACTTCATCATACCAAGGTTTAATCTGATTAATATAAGTATCTACCATGTCTTTTATCTCATCATATTGAACATTAGCAAAATTAGTGATATTATAAAACTTACCTAAAGAAGGAGTGCAAACTTGAAAAAATGCTATTGTATCTACAATATCTAAAGCTAAATACATACTCTTAACTCCTGAAGACACCATAACCCCATATCGGTTACTTGTCAATGCTTGTTTTAACGATTCTATGTCAATCATTTGACCCACGTTTGGAAATTTAACAGTGAAGCTTTTTTCACCAATATTAAATTTTTTTTCTCTTTCAATCATGATATTACTATTTAAAATTTAAAAAATAAAGGTATTACAAAAATAAATGTAATACCCTTATTATAACTGTTCATTTTTTCTTTACTTCTTACCTCGCTCTGTCTCCTGCTATATTATTATATAGAATAGGTTGAATGTACTCGAATTCAGTATCTCTTCCAGATATTTGCCCTTCTTGTATATCAAATCCTTCTCTAGTTACGAACGCTCCTACTGTTTTTGCAAAAGTTTCGTATTTACTTTTAACTAACCCAGTGTCTTTATCAATTTCCCCATCTCTAACTTTTTTCATAATAGCTATTTCTAGTCCATCTTCTTGAAGTAAAACGGCATTAGCCCAATTTTCAACAGTAGAAGAATTTCTGAAAGAACCTTTTTTCATGTTATTAGCTAAAAGATTGAAATTAATAGTATAACTTGAACAACTCAAAGTACCATTCCATTCTAAGGCAGGTAATTCGTCTGGATTAAGTCTACCAACGCCAGTCACACGTCCACGTCTAATCGTTTCTGTGATTCTGACATTCTTCATCTTACCGACTGTCACTCCATCAATTTGAATGATGGCTAAAGGTGCAGTCATTACTTTTTCATTTTTTGCCATATCTTATTTTTTTATTTTTTTAAACATTAACTTGAAAATCTAAAATATTACCGATGAAGAATGTTTTATTAACTGGAACATTAGGAACAAAATCGTAAGTAATGAAATAATCACCATTTCTTGCAGTAACATTGACATTCTTCCAATCGATTAATAAATTATCATTTCCTGGATAAGCTACTAAAGAAATTAATTTAGTTTCAGTGAAATTCTTTACTGATTCTGGTGAAGCTTGTGCTACATTATTACCAGTAAATCTTTCTTGTCCTTCTAAAATCAATTCTTTGTTTAATTGAGCTTTTATTAATTCAATTGATAATTCTAAAGACTGACCATCATCTGCAATGGTTCTCTTATTATCAAGAAGAGTTGTTATACCTTGATTAATTCTCCAAGTTCCAGATACATTACGAACATGCATGATTCCAGCTTGTAATGCTTTAACTCTTTCTTTTTCTTTTAATGGATAAGTAAATGATTGATAACCAACTTTTTTAAAAGTTAAAGGAGTTTGAGGAGCCATACCTGCATTTAATCCTACAATAGAAGCAGCTAAATATATCGTTGGTAATTTCTTAACGCCGTTACCATCTTTTCTTAGAACTTCTGGTGCTCCATGAACTACTACTACTTGCCCAGAATCATAGAATTTAGCGATAGATTCTGAAGTATTACTACTACCAAATAAATCAGTATTATCTTCACCACCAGGAACTACCATAAATTCAGTGAATTTAGCAGAATTTTTTAAGAAAGTAAATAATTTAACATTAGAATTAACGTCAACACCTTTACCATCAGAAGCATTTAGGTTAGTAGTCAAAAAGAAAGTGATGTCTAATTCCTGAATTGCTTCAAGAACATCGTCATATTCATTAGCACTTAAAAATGAAGTTGTTCCGCCAGTTGCTAATGTTTCTGCTACTACTTTTAAAGGAGTAGAATCCGCACCTGACTTTGATACTATAAAATGATTTAAAACAGCTTTGTTAGTGCTAGCCCAATTAAATAATTCTAATAGAGTAGTTAATTCTGGAGATTCAGCTATAAGCTCTGGTAATGCTCTTTCAATAGGATAAATACCATAAGGTTCTCCATCAGCATCAACGCCTTTAAAAGTACCTTTGAAAATTTGAAGTTTAAAAGTATCTGCAGTATCTCCTGCTATCAGACTAGCGGAATAACCTACTTTTAGAATACTATTAACTTTAACACCATTACCAACAACTCCTTCATTTTTACATTTTAATGAAAATTTAATTTCTGTTGCTAATTCTAAATCAATAGTTGCACTCTTAGTTGTTGCAGCTCTAACATAATAAACTTTTGGAGCTCCTAATGCTGTCGTAATAGGTGAAAATATATTTTTCACAATATCACCAACTTGACCACCTCCAATAAAAGAAAGAAAATCTTGATATTTTTCAAATTCATAAACAGATTTTATTCCTTGATTAAGTTCACCATTAATACCAGAACCCCCAGCAAATTCATAAGTACCATTCATAGATAAACCAGTATCTATAATCATTACTTTTCCGAATTCAGCCACATTACTCACGGAAGTCGGGTTGTAAGTAGTAGCGGCATATGCTCCTGGTTCTACGTAATTCTTTCCGTTAAATTTAATTTCTGTTGCCATAGTCTTTTATTTTATTTCTTATTTTATTTTCTATTTTATTATAGCTGTTAATTTACATTGTCATTATAATCAACTAATCTCATCATAAAATAAAATTTTTTTGCTATTTCATTAGTTATTAGTTGTGGAACATTACATTCATAAGTGAAAGAAAAATTAATTACTTTATGAAAAAATGGAATTGGAGCTAAATCATCTTGCATCACTATATCATTTCCCGAAAGTTTTGGTAATCTTAATCCCATCAATTCTAAATGAGGAGTTAAAATTAATAACATACTCTTTAAAACATTATAAACTACATTAATTTCTGAAGAATTATTGCCGCTAATCATAATTTGGTAAGTTGTATCATATACTTGAGTAAAATAATTTTGAGTCCCAATTTTATTTTCATTATTATCTAAAATATCTTCTGTAATATAGCCTTCATCAGCTCCGATTGACATTCTTCCTTCTTCTGAAGGTAAAATTATATGCAAAGTTACATTTTGAGAAGCTTTTTGATTATATCCAAAATTAACAGATAAATTATCTTCCTTTGAAAATATTTTTTTAGCTTGTTCGAAAAAAACATACAAATTCATTTTAATCGTTTCTCCGTTTTCATCGATACCTAATAATTTATACAATAAAGTTTTTGTATCATCTGAATTATTATCTTCCAAATCTTCTCTTAAAAGTTTAATAATACTATTTAAAGTATTATATATAATGATTTCCGGCATTAAAATTCCTATCATAACACTGTTTCTAAATAAGTTACTACTTCATTTTCCACTATTGTTTCAACATCAGTTTTTTCTATAGCTTTTTCTGCTAAATTATAAGCTGTAAAGCCTTTATGAATCCAACTTAACGGGTCTGAATTCGCTCCAGCTCTTCTAAAAGTTCCGTAAGTATTTTGAGTTGTTTTTGCATATTGAGCGGTTCTTTTTGATAATCCTTCGTATATAGAATTTTTATGTTGATATTTTCCGTATAGAAGAGCTCCAGCTTCATTCAAAATAGCTTCGCGAGACTTAGGTACTTCGTATGGTGAAGGAATCTCTGGAGCCTTTAAACCATCGTTACTTCTTTTCCTTAACATAACATCATAAACCTCTTGAGGCATTTCACCTGAAAAACCAGCTTGACCTAAAGTACCAGGAGTTCCAATTCTAAAAGGAACAGTTAAATACCAATCCCCACCTTTAATTAGGGTTCTTCCCTTTTTATTATATACAGGGATTGTGTATTTTACTTTCTCAGATTTCTTAAATCCTTCTTTAATATCAAAAGCAGACGCCCCTTGTTCTATCATATTAGGTAGAATGCCTGTAAGAATGATTTGTCTTTCAAATCTTCCTTTATCAACCCTCTTCAAACCTTTGACATATTCTGGAAGAGTAGAATGTAACTTTTGTTTCGCTAATGCTTCCCAATTCCTATAAATAGATTCAGTAACAATGTTTATGCAAGATTCAGTTAGATTATCAATCTCACTGGCTGCTAACCCAAATTGAGCTTCTAAACCTGATAAATCTATTTCGATAGGTTTCATATTCTTTTTTCTTTTTTACCTATTAATATATTTAGATTGAATTTTCTAAAATATCTTCGTTATATTTTTGAGAGTCAAAAATGTAGTGAGCTTTTCTTGCGGTTACATTTATTGGCATATCCTTTAATTTTTCATCAGAATAAGTACACCCCTGCTCTCTGACTTTCATTAATTCTCTATTAGTATCTATAACATGAAAAACTGGATAATGTGCGTACCTTATGGATATACTTATAGGAATTTCAGAAACACTACTTATATTAACATCTCTTACTTCAATTAAATCTTGAATCCCTAAACTGAATTCTATTTTGTTTCCCGAAACAATAAAATCCTTTTCATCAATAGGGACTAAATGAGAATCATCAGAAGAGAAAAGATAAATATTGGTAATGAATAAAGGTTCATAAACTGGATAAGCAATTATTTTACCTCGAAATAAAAACGGATTTATTACTTCTGAATAATAAGCTTCAAGTTGGGTAAGAATTATTCTATCCATGAATCCTAACTTATCAACTCCTCTTGTAGTAATAGAAGCCGTACCTCTATTGATTTCACTCCAATCTTGATATTGTTTTTTATTATTCATCTGTTGAGCTATAACTCTTGTTTCAGTTCTATTAATAAAAAACCATCCTTTTCCTAAACAATTTTTACAAGTAGATAATGCTTGACCAGTAGCTTTATCAACGCAAGGACATCTCATCGCCCTATCAATAAAAGCATCATATCCGTGTGAAGATATAAGTTCATCAAAATCTCTAACTCTCCAACCTACTCTTGGGTCTACTATATCAAGAGGTGTTTGATTAATAATCACTTTATCTGTTATGATACTTTTC